ACGGGATAGAATTTATTTTAGTTGATATTGCATCTAAAGCTCCTTCAACTAATAATATAGGTTCTTCCCAATTTACAAACAATTCAAATCCAATAATATCTTTTGGTGTTGGTGAATTTCTATATTTTAATTTACTATCAAACACATCTCTACCAACAAAGAAATTTAATTTACCTTCATTATCATATGAAGGAATAATAATTCTATTTGAATATAATCCATCTTCACAATAACCAATTGAATATTTAATCATATCATCTTGTGATACACCTCGTGATTTTAAATACTTTAATGCGTGTTTATAAATTGGTGAGTTAGATTTTACCCACATAGGTTTGTATTCGTCTGGTAATTTTACTTCCTTGTTTTCTTGTTTGGTTGGAACATACTCAAATGAAAAGTTATCTGATAATTCATTTAATTCTTGATATTGTTTTTTTGTTGCTTTGACTTTCTTAAACAACTGAAATAAGTTATGACCACCTTGACCAGATACCCAACAATGCCATTTACCATTTTTAACATTGACTTGTAGTTTAGGTTTGTGATGGTTTACAAATGGACTCCACCACATATACTCATTTTCTTTTGATAATTCTTGTCCTTGTGATTTTAATACTCTATTGAGTAGATTTACTATCTTCATCTAATAATTCTAACAACCTTTCAAACTCTATTGTAGCATAAATTTTACTTCTGTTTCTTTTAAACACTAATAATGGTATGTGTTTTCCTGCGTTAGATTCGGCTTGTTTTAACGAATCCCAAATGTTTAATTTTTCTTGATTTTTACATTCTGTTGCAAATGGAAACAATTTACGAGCGGCTGGTGATAATAAAAAATCTCGGACTTTATTCTGTAACCTTTTACCTTTGTTTTTAGCACTTCTCGTTTTCATAACCAATAATAAATATAAACCAACTCCTCTAAAATCAATTATTTTTTTACTTGTATTTTTTAATGTATTTATTTACTTCTCGTCTAGCCCATTTTTCAGCTGCTATTTCAAATGGATTGTTATCGTGAAAGTCTTTACCTTTGTCTTCTTGTTCTTGTCCAGCTTGTGTATACATTCTTACAAACTTCTTTTTACCATATTTTTTACTATCCATAGCGTGATATATTTCGTGTAGTACGGTAATTAAAAAATCTCTTATGTTTGAATAAAAAGGTCTTAATTTTATAATATCATCTTCAAAATCATAATCACCTTTTGTTGCTCTTTTACTAAATTCTAATTTTGAATTAACTCTGTATCTTCTCATCAATTCTTTTGCTATTTGACGAAAGTCTACTCTTTCTAATAATAATGTTGTTCCATTATCTGAAGTGTAAGTTTCTAACATTTTTTGTTTTCTTATCCAAGATTTACCTTTTGGATTTTTTATTGGTTTTTTAATAAATTTAGACACCCCTTTTTTAACCAACATATTAAATCTTTTTTGTGCTTCTTCTTCTGATAGTGCTTTATTGTTGTCGACAATTAAAAAATTACCACTACCAAACAACCCTTGAAATCCACCAATGTTTTTTACAACTTGTCTATGTGAATCAACAACTATTTTTTCTGGTAAAACCCTATCACGATTTCTGTTTCTTTCAAGTGCTACTTCTAATGTAGTGTTAACAAAAACCATATAACAATCATATCCTTTTTCTTCTAATTCTTTTTTCTCTTTTGAAATTTTTGCATAATCATCACCGGTTCCATCAATAATCATTCCAAGTCTTCCGTTTTGATATAACTTTTTTCTTGCACCTGTTAAATCTTTAGCGAAACTTCTTAATCCACTATAATCATCTGTTCCAGGGTCTGTTAAATTTCTAAATACTTCATCTGGTAATGCATCTAAATCAGTTCCAAATCCATATTTTTTCAACAAGAATTTTAACTCTTTATCTGTATTAACCATTTTCATACCTGTTTGAGATATGTTAAGTCTCTCTGGTATTCCGAACAATCCTTTGGCTACCCAAGTTTTACCCGAACCAGGCCCACCTGCTAAGAATATAGCTTTTAAAATTCCTGGGTCATTGATACCTTCTTTTAAAATCATTGTTTCACCATTTTTAGTGAATAGTTTTTTCATATGTTCATAGTATTCTTTTTCTAATCCTAACTCGACAAAAGCTGTATAACCTTTTGGCCCTTGTCTACCTGATGCTTGTGAAGCTTCTTTTAATGGTAATCTAAATGTAACTACTTTTTTTCCATTGATTGTTGGCATTCCGTGTTCATCTTTACTGATAGATTTAACTTTAACTTTTTTGTTTTTGAATCTACCTGTTAAAATGGTATCACCAATCTTTACTGGTATGGTAATGTTTTCTCTAATACTACGATTTAATTTTTGATGTATTCTTTTCATCTTCTTTCTTTGTGCTAAATTAGTAGGTATCCAATCTGGTCCAAAAGTATATTCTTTACTTTCTTTTTTCTTTTTACCAGCACAATGAGCTTTCTGTGAAAATCCTTTTGGATTATTACAATCAATACTTCTTTTATATTTTAATGACCATTTCTTTTCATTCAATTCTGTTAATTCGTAAACATCTTTACAACCACAATCGTGTTCTTTTACTTGAACATAACCACTTAAACTATCTGTTTTATTTTTCTTTACAGCTTTTCTACTTGGTGAAGGTATTACACCTGCTGGTAACCCAATGAACATTTCATTTTTCTTTTTGGTTTTCTTTTTCATTTGGTTAATGTATTTACGATAAACATTAGCGGCTGTAACTTTACCCATTTCTCTTGCTCGTTGTTCCATTGCAATAGCGGCTTGTATTTTGTGAGCGTGTGTTTTACCACTACCTTTGATTTTACTTACTGATTTTTGTGCATCTTTTACAGTAGCAAATTTTAAACCTTTGATTGTTCCTTTTGGATTTTCGTCTGTGTATAAATCTGAATGTTTAGATGAACTTCTGCGTTGTCCTTTTTTTCTTGGTATTCTTGGAGCTTCGTTCATCTATCTATACCTTGTTTGATTTGGGTTAATACCTAATTTCTTTAATTTGGCTTTATATTTTTTATGTTGGTTTGCAGTTCTACCTTCTCTAGCCCACTTTTCATTGAGTTTTCTTCTTTTTTCTTTTCTATCTTTTGCTTTTCTATTTGGCATATCTACACTTATAAATATAAAAATTTTATTTATTATGTATCAAATCTAACAACAAAACTTATATCTAACTCTTTGTCGTTTTTGATTGGTTTGGCTAATCTACCCATAGCTAGTAAATCATTTTGGTCGTCGTAAAGTGCTATTGTTGTGATGTATGGTGCAAAATCAGAACCTGTTGCAAAATCTAATAAAGAACCTGTTCCCTCATATCCCTCGTCACTATACGAAGAACTTGCTGGCCATATTGTTCCTAAATTTAAATGTTGTGTTCCATAACTTCCACTAAATAAATTAGCTGGAACTCGATAACTACCACTATTTCCAGGTGTCAAAGTGATGTTTGAACTATTTAAAAATTCACCTCTACCAACATTACATTGTATTTCTCTTTCGAAAATTCTTTGTGTTGATTTAAAAGATACTTCCCAACCATCACCACCACTTGTATTACCAACATCTTTATAAGAACCTGTATCAGTTATAATAATTAGTCCGTGATTATACATAACATTTCCTATGATACTACCAGTCACTTGTCCTCCTCCATCAGATTTAAATGACTCGGAAGCATTAGCGAAAGATGATGAATAGTTATTATCATATAGATTACCTAATCCGTCATCTTTTAAAGTATAGGTTATGTCTGTGCTGTTATCAGTAATTGTAACTGATTTTGGTTTTATTCTTTCACCATAAAATTTTCTTGGGATACTAATGATTGAAGCTGATTCGTGTAATATTCTTGAAGAATAATTGTATACTATTCTATTTGGAAAATCTGATTCGGATGATGAAACAATAGATTTTCTTGGTGAGTTTGTTTTTTCCCAATGAGTTAAATCTATCTCACTACTATCCACGACATTTGTATCACGATAAAACATATTGTTTATTGTAAAATATAATGGAAGTTCGTAGAATGTTGCATCATAAGGTTTTTTACCCATTGATGCGGAAATAGAATTATATTCTCCGAAACTTTGTGAATTTGCTGTTGAGAGTTGGAAGTTGTAATTACTACCACTTATTGCACGAATACCATAAACTCCACTCCCACTATCGTTGTTTGAGAATGTAAATTCCTTGTGGACTTCAAATGACCTAAGTGATACATCTTCCGGGTTTAGATTTTTGTAAATACCCATTTGTATAACCTAATTAAAAGTCTAACTTAACTTTAATAAGAGCTTCTCTACTTCTTGATTTTAAAATTGGTTGACTTAGTTTTGCAATAGCTAGTGGTTCTGCTGTATCTTCACCATATAAAGCTACAGTTGTGATGTAAGTTTTTGGGTCGTTTTTAAATGACTCAATTTTTATATCACCAGAACTTGACACATAAGTTGGATTTGTGCTTGAATTAAATTCACTATTTCCAACTCTACAAAAGTAATGTGTTGAACTAACTGCTTCTTCTCTACGAGCTTGGAATGAACCTGTAAATTCAAAAGCTGCATATAATCTTGAAACTGAACTTGAACCAACAGGTAATAATTCATTAGAACCTGTGTTAAGTGATAGTAAAGGACCTGAAACTCCTGCTGTGTTAGCGTTGTTTTCAGCATCACCACCAGTTGAACCAAGTTGTGATAATGATAAAGCGTGAGCGTTTAAAATAACTAATCCTAAGTCTGGATAAAATTTACCATAAGAACCAGTTGCATCATCCATATCAGCGGCTGAAAATGCTATTGTTGTTGAACCACCTTGTATAGAACCAGAAACAACATTGTATTCTGTTACACCTGCTGAATTTACATATGATGAATTTGTTGAACTATCGTCTATTAATCTAACGAAGTGTCCAGCACCACTACCAGAGTTACCTAATTTTATTTCCCAATTTCCAGGGTCAACTTTTTCTCTCATACGAGCTCTATCAAATGATAAAGCAAAAATATGTTGTTGAGTTGCTGCATTAGTAGAATCAAATGTAAATAATTCTGTTTCTGGTGGTTGAGTTAAATTTAACATTTGTCCATATACAGTTGCTGTTTCTCTATTTCCTGTTACACCAGGTTTTCCTAATGAACCACTACCACCTTTGTGTCCGTATAGAATTGAGAATTGTTTTGCTGATGATGCATCTGAAACATCTTTGTTAAATATTTGCATATAGTATGCACCATTTGAACCTGATTGGACTGATGATGTAAAGAAACTTGATAAAGTTGATGCTCCTTCTGACCAAATACCAGACGATACTGATTGGTCTGTTTCTCTTACGATATCATTTTGTTCGTTTAGATTTTTTTGATAGCTCATTCTTTACCCCTTAGTCTCTTTGTAAATTAATTGTTAAAGTTTGAATTTTACCACTATCAACACCTGTTGCTGTAAGAACAACTTGTCTATCTTGGTTTCCAAGAACTGCTTTAGCTTTAGCTCTAATGGTAATTGATGTTCCTCTTATTGAAGATGTTGAACTTCCTCCACCACTACCACCGGAAGAACCATATCCACTAACTGAACCTAAACCAGCACCAGGGTCAGTTCCCTCTTGTTCTACTGGTGGGCGTTGTTGTGGAACACTCACGATACTAGCATATTGAGTGCTTGATAATACAAAGTCATATAATTCATTAGCAAAATTATCAGTTGATGCTTGATATATACCTGTTTTTGTTGCTTTTATAGTAGTTGGACCTGTGAGTGTTACTATTGGTGAATTACCACTACTCTGTCCTGGATTATTTGTTAAAAAGTATTTAACTGCTAAAGTTTGATTTGGGATAGCTTCTAGAAGATTCATATTTTCTATTGCTTGTCCATAAAAGTTTGAACCATTTGGATGTGTGATATCATACAATCCGTAATCAATCTCATCATCTGCTAATGCAAACTTTGTAATTTTAAATTTTCCTTCTCCTTGTGCTAATAACTCACGACCTTTTTTTGTTAATATAGCATCTACTGTTATGGTTGTGTTATCTAAAACTCCCATTTTTACTCCTAATTGTGATTAAATTTTGATTTCATTTTGAAACTACTTCGGTGTCAATTATAAATATATGAAAACAAAATTTTTGGTTAATTTATTTCTTTCTTATGACTTCTAATTTTTTACCATCTCCGGATTGTTTTGATATAACTGCGGTTGTTGATGCAGCTACAACTATGACTGGTAATTCTCCATCAGTAGTTGTATCAATTGTATTTTTTACTCCTTCAAACTGACTTCTTCTATATCCAGTTAAATAATCTGAAGGTGGTTGGTATTCAGCTTTTTTAAGTGATGATGAATATGCATGAAGTGCAGAACTTGAAAATGGTGCGTAAATTGTTGAACTTAAACTTGTAGTTCCAGCTTCTCCTACTGCGGCGGAACTTGTATAAAATATATCTCTTGTTTCAAATCGTTCACTTTCTCTTGATGACGAAATAAATGGTGATAATGCTTCATTGAACAATACATCAGGAATTTTTACACCTTGTGCAATAGAACCCGTTTTATAAGTAGTTGAACTTCTTACAAAAGAGTCTCTGTATCTAGTCAATCTGTTAAAAGATGCTGATAATGATGAACTTGCTACTAAATATAATGAAGGTTCTCTTGAAAAACTCTCTGATATAATACCATTAAAGTCTTCTCTTGATGAAGTTATTGATATTACTGGTCTTTTAAAAGATTGTGTTGCTTCTGTTAGACTAACATTTATTTCACCAGTTTTGTTTACTAATTCTACACTTGTCCCTTTACCAATTACTTCTTTTGGTCTTTCTAATATTGTCGGTTCAATCAATACACCAAAATTAAATTTAGTTCTAGCCGGTATTACCTTTTTAACTTGTTCAAATATTGCTTGGTCATAGTATTTAATCAATCTCATATAATCCCAAAAGTTATTTGTTCCTTTATATTTTTGGAAAAATGAATCTGATAATTTTCTTAAACCTCTATAAAATAATTCTTGTTCATCTCTTGGGTCTCCTAGTTCTTGATTAAAATCTAAATCGGCTAGTGATTCAATAATATCTCTGTTGATAACATCTGTTGGTGAAAAGAATACTCCAACTCTATTTGAATCTATTGGTGAAGTATCATATGAACTTTCTTCGGTTCTATAATCTACTGATAAGTTAGAACCACTTGGTATCCAATTTCGTTCTACACGAACTTTAGAATTACTTAATTTTTGTCCAACATTTGGCGTTAATGCTTTTTCTTCTTGTTCAACATTACTAAATGTGTTTGCTGTAAATGCAACTGCACTACCACTTTGATAAGCACTACTTGTTTGAGAAAATGTTATTCTGTCTGGTGCTATATTCATTAAGTCAGATGATGTGGATAAATTTTTATTATCATCTAATCTTAATCTAAATACTAAATCTGTAAATGATGATGATGCGTGATTTCCGTTTATTGCTTTTGGAGCGGCTGTGTGGTTGTTAAATGCTGATTCTGTTAGTGGTGCATTATAATATCTTATTTCTTGTAATGAACCTGTAAACTCTACACCCAAATCACCAAATGAACCAGTTGAACCAAAGAACATATCACCACTTGCAGTCCATTGTCCATTTAATAGTGCGGAAGCTGACGCATCACCTGTGGTTGAACCACTTAAAGTCATTGAAGTTGATGAATCATAAAGAATTTTACTTCTACCAGCTTCGTATTGTTTTACAAATAAATTATATTTTAAACTTGATGTTGTTTCAAATTCATTCTTTACTTCTTGGTCATAACCACTACTTAATTCTCTTGTAACACCAACTGACCAAAACTCATTATTGTAAACTGGGAACAAAGATGAAGTTACACTTTCAGTTCCGAAAGAACTTGATATCAAGAATTCTACTTTACCTTTATTGTCTGTGGTTGAACCTTCCTCTAATAATCTTACTGCAAATCCTTGTTCATCACCAATATTTTTAGCTAACAATACTTGATTAGAACTTGAAGCCGCTCTAAATCTAAACTCAATAGTATCTGGTGTTCTTAAACTACCTGATGTTTCTTTCCATTGTGTTTGAATATATTGACTATTTTTAAAATCTAATGCTCTTGTAAATCTTTGTCTGATGTCGAATGTTGGTTGATACTCTTTTACATCTGGTCCACCATACTCATTAATTCTTAATATTGTTGGTGGGATACCATATGAATTAACTAAAGCTTCTATTGACTCTCTTGTTCCTTTTCTTTTTAAAATATAAGGCATACTTGATAACACACGACCCCATATTTCTCTTTCAATATCTTTTTCTGATTCTGTTGAGTAAACCTCATATGTTGATGAAGTTGCTGAACCACTTAATTGATACCCTTTTATGTATCTGTGTAATTCTACTAATTCTTTACCTGATGGTTGTTTCCAACCAAACGCATCTGATATAGTCCAAACTAAATCTTTTGACAATCCTTCAGTTAATTTTTCTCGTCTATCATAAGTGTCTTCAAATGCTTTAATGTAAATTAATAAATTATCAAAGTAATGTCCAACCATATCTAAGAAGTCTACAAATGGTTCATTTTCAGAATCTCTTATAATGTGCTCTGGAATTAAATTAACTAAACGATTTGGATTGTTTTGGTCATACAATGAAGCGGAAGTTATATTGTTGTTATACCAAGTTGTAGCGGCTGAAGCTGTTACAGCGGCTAATGTATATGGTTTAGAAGAATTTGTTTTTGGCCAAGAGTTGTCAAATTGTAATCCAAATGAACTTGATTCTGCTGAAGAACTTTGGTAATATAAATATTTTTCATAGTGGTCAAAGTTGTTTAAAACACCATTTTTTAATTCTTCATTTTTTGCTATTGCTGAATCATATACTGATGATGTTGTTGTGGCTTTTACTGCGAAAGATGCACTTTCTAATGAGTATGCTTCATATTGTATTAATTTTGTTCTAAAATTTTGTAATCTTTTTTCTACTGAACCAAATGTTGAAAAGTTTTTATATTCATTATAATCAACATTTATTTCTGCTGATTTACTACCACTTTGTAATTCGTTAAATAAAGAACTTGATAAAAAATTGTTATCAGTATAAATATCTTCTAGACTTCTTTGTCCAGTTTTTGAATTATTAATATAGTCTATTGATTGTTCTGTTGGTTGTCTTAGTATTGGGTCTCCTAATTCTGCATCTTCAAATGGATATAGTCTTATGGTTTCTCTAATTGGTTCAGACATTTCTTGAACAATGTGAACATTTTGTTTTACTTGAACATTGTTTGGAACTTCGTTATAAGTTTTTAAAACTACTGAGTGTGGTGCTATTTTTACACTATCAACATCAGTCTGTGAATTTACAATTATTGCTTTTTGATTGTTTCCAAAGTCAATCAATGTGTTTAATTTTTTATAATCAAAATTATCATACTTGATAGCCCAATTCATACTTTGGTCAAATGTTTTTGGACTTAATTCATCATCAAGTTTATCACTTAAATTATCTTTTGTAATTATGATACCTTGTTCAATATCTACATCTACAATTTTTGAAACAAATCTTTGATATAGTTTATTTGGAATGGTTGAAGCACCTCCACCTCCACCACCGGTTCCTGTTCCACTACCACCACCACTATTATCAATAACTTTCCAGTTTCCAGGAATTTGATATACTTCTTCTCCAACGGAATCAGGTCCAGATTGTTCTTGGACATATACTCTTGCTTCAATACTCCAATTACCCTCAAAATTTTCAAAATCAAATGTTATACTAGAATTTTGACTTGGTGGTGCTGGATACAACACTTGTCCATTATAACTAATTAAAAACTGATAACCAGTTATTTGTATTCCAGAATCATTTCCGATTGTTTCTACTTCAATAGTTCCTTCTTTGATTGTATCGGTAATGGTAAATGTTTGTAATCCATTTACAAGTGAAAAATTATTTCCGTATTTTAATTTAAATTCCATTAGAAGTTAATTCCTTGTGTTACGAACTCTTGTCCTGGTCTTACATTTTCACCAGCTACACTATCTTTGTAAGTTGGTATTACGGCAAATAAATTTGGTCTAAAAATTGAAAACCCTCGTCTTATACCATTTAACTCATAACTTAAATTAAATTCTGCACTATATAATCCACCTTGTAGTCTGTGATTAGTTGGAATAGGTAGTGTTCCTTTTGTTCCACTACCATTATATTTTTGTTTTGATTCTGATTCAAATACATCACCACTTACTAAATCAACACCTCTTAATTTAACTGATAATTCTGGTTGTAAAAAATCTATTTTATTTAAATCTGATATTGTTGTATTGATTTGAAAAGGAAATCCATAAACACCTGCTGTTTTATAACCCATTATAAAAGCTCCGTCAAAAAGTAAAAGTCCACTATCTTGTTTAGCATTTTCTGCTAATTCTACTAAGTCAGATTCTTCACCACTATCTGAATCATTTGCTATTTTTCTAAATGTATCACTTTTTTCAATGTTGTTTGAAGGGTCTTGGTCTCCACGATTAATATATCCTTCATCTCCTGGGCCGTAATGTCTGTTAGCTCCTTTACCACCTATTGTTATTTCAAATCCGTCGTTGTTTCTGTTCAAAGTTGTTAAGTCCATAATTTCAAATGCATCATTAATAACAAAATCACCACCAACCATACCTTTATCTAGTTGAATAGAATTATTAACTCCGAGTATGAATTGATTTGAATTATTTGAATTTGGATTATCAAAATTTACTACATCTTCAGTTGTGTTAGCATAAGTTACAACTTTTTGTTCTGTTAGTGAATTAAATTGATTTTTATATTGTTCATCTTTTATCGGTAAAGTTGCTAATCTTACTTCTTTTTTACTATTTGATATTTGATGAACATAATATTTATAATCTATTTCTCGTAGTGGTTTTCCTGTTGTTCTTTCAACAACACTACCATCAATCAATACATCATACTCACCAGTATAAACTTCATTGTTTTCATTTAATAAAACTGATTCACTACTACCGGCTACTTCTCTTAAAAAATTAAATTCTATTTCATAATCTCCGGAAAAATATCCATTTCTTCTCATTATAATTCCTGGATTTATTTTAAACTCTCCACTTTCACCAATGTATTTGTTTATTTCATTAAGTCTTATGGAATCTAATAAAGTTCCATTAGTGTTAAAAATATTCATTTCAATATAATCTCTTGATGATTTACCAAATTCTGTTCCTTCTTCTTTTCCAAGCGTAGTTTTTCTACCTAATGAGATTATATCATAATCTGTATCTGATATTTTTGATTTGTATTTTTTATTTAAAAAGTGTGCCATAATTAACCTGCATTATAAATCATTGGTGAACCTAATGGAATAGAATCTAAATCTTCTCTTTCAACTACTAAAATTTCAAGTTCAATGTATGATGATAAAAGTAGTCCCACATAAGAATTAAGAATTTCTTGTGTTGGAAATTGTCTTCTAACATTGTTTTCTAAATAATAAACTTGTAAATAATTATCAATTTTTTCTTCGTCTGTGCTGACTGAAACTTCATTCCAACCATTTGGTGCTATTATATCACCATTAACTAAATCAATTGTGTATCCATTAGTTCTTTCATCTGGAGTTTTTCTTGATGGTGTTAATAATGTAGGTGTTACTATTGTTCCGTCCTCATCAACATTTTGAAATAATCTTGGTTCTAATACATTGTCTTGTGGTTGATTAGCTAATCTAATGGTAGGTAATGATGTTGGTTGATTTACCAATTCATCTATTGTTGTATCTATTGTTAAATTAAATTTTTCTCCTGTAGAGTAGACTGGATATTGATTTGGATTAACAATATTGTGGTCTTCTCTATCTAAACCAGCTCTTTTAAATGGTTCATTTAATCTAACATCATCATCAATATTTTCAAAACTTAATAAAGTTCCGTTTCCATCAACTATGTGATTTCTTGTTTCATTATCAACTTGGTCTTGTTGAACTTCATCAAGATAGGTGTTGTATTCATTTTTTCTTGCTTCTTTTCTATCTTGATACCATTGATAGTTTTGTAATTCCTCTTGTGTGTAAGGCATTTGTTTACCTCGTTACTTTGAATATGTGGTCATTATCTATAATGTGTTCTACTCTTGTGTTTCCACTACCACTTACTACTTTGTAAAGAAAACGATAGTGTCTTTCTGGTTGAAACGCATTTAAATCTAATCTGAAAAAGTTTCCTGTTCCATCACAACTTAAATAAGAACCTGTTGAAAATGGAATAATAACATCTTCTGACAAAGCATCTCTAACTGAATATTGACTTTGACTTGGAATAAATTTTACCGTTAGATTTTGTGAACTTGTTGAATAAGTTCTTGTTGGAAATCTTTCACGACCATATACTCTAAATTTAACTTTTGATTTTTCTTTATATTCCTCTCTTAAACCTGACATATAAACCATAACTTCATCAACATCATCTGCATCTAATGTAGATAGTGAACCTGTATTAAATACTGAGTCGTCATATTCAACTTCTAATTTAGGTGGATATATTGTATGTGTGTCTCTTGAAAAGAATGCAAAATTTCCAAGTCTGCTTGTGCTTCCCTCGTCAGTATTACTATCTAAATTACCAATACTACCAGAGCGTTTAACAATAAACCCTTCATTAGCTATAGAACTACTTAACCATTTTTTTGTAATATCTGTTACATCCATTCTCATATCAGTTGTTTCGTGATTGAATGATTGTGAAGCTTCAAAACCACTTCCACTAAACCAAGTTCCACCTGTATTATTTGAACCACTTACCCATTGTGTTCCTGTTGTTTCTCCGTCACGATATCTCCAAGAACAACCATCAGTAGTTGCTGGTTGGTCGAAGAATCTACCATCACCTTGAATCCAAGACTGACTTACTGGATAAGCATATAATGATTGACTTGTTGTTAATTCTTTTGAATTAGCATCAAATAAATTTAAATAGAATCTTGCATTTTCAGGAATAGTTCCTGCTACAATTGATTCAGATATATTAGTTATGTCAAATTTGATAAGTGTTCTTGAAGTATTAATGACTGAACCATCTGCGTTCATATCTTTACGAACTTCTAGTATTTCATCTAAACCGGTATTTCTACTTTGAGTAGCACTACCTTCGTAAAGTGTTGAGTCTTTTTCTGCGAAACTAAAAAAATGCATTATTAGTATCCTCCTTGATTAGTATTTGTTCCAACAACTTCTCCACGAATATCTTTTAGTGGAAACTTAACTTCGAATATACTTGGGTCTAATGACGGGTATAAAATTCCATTTTTTAAAGCTCCACCAACATCATATCCATTACCACTATATCCTTCAGAAGTTCGGTATTTATTTACTATATTAATATCTGTTACTGAAGCTACACCATCTACTAATGATATTTCGTATCCTAAATCGCTTAATACTATTGGTTGATTTATTTGCCAATTATCAATGTTAAAAAATTCTGATACTCTTTCGTTTACTAATCCAAGAACTTGTTCTTGAACAAAGTTTGATTTAGTAATGATTTTATAATCAACACCTATATTAATTATGTATCCGTTTTTGATGTTTATCGCATCAGTAATGGGTCTGAATCTTCTTAAGTAAGTTTTTAAATTTTCTTTTACTGCATCATTTACAATTGATAACTTTCTATTAGAATTATATCCTAATACATATAGGTTTAAAGCTAGTGGATTAGGTATTCTAGTTTGTATTTCTGAAAGTGGTTTACCAACATCATCTTGTGTTATTGTATAACTTGATTGTGGTGTTCCACTTAATTGGTCATCTTGAACAATGTATGCTTTTGCTATATTACCATACTTATCAGGTAATGCATAAGTTCTAATAATATAATCTTCTTTGGTAACTGCTCTACCTTGAGCTTGGAAAAACGCTTTTATGTTTTCTCTTAATTCTTCTACACTCTCTGCACCAAGACCACCTGATGAAGCTTCTGGATTAGAAATTCTAACTGATTGTTTTACGGTATCTAATGTTGATTGACTTAAATTAGTAG